CTTCTCGGTGGGAACGGTGCGCTCAGGCTTTTCGGTGATGGGAGTGTTGACTGGCTTGGAAAGCTCCGCCTCATAGGCTTCACGGCGCTCCATGCGCTTGATCTCATTGGTCAGGTCATCGAGATCCTTTTCCATGCCGGCATAGGTGGCGTCATCCTCCGCGGACAGAACGCCCTTGTCATTCCTGTGGGTATCGAGGAAACCCTCCATCGTGTTCCACAGCGTAGCACGCTTGGTGCGCAGTTCATTGACAGTCATGATAGAAATCCTCCAAATCAAATGTATTTTCTGATGGTGTTTAGCCGCTCTTTGAGCTCGTCAACAGAGCGGCCTGTGGTTTCTTCTGGCTCTACGGGAGCCGGGGGCGACTTTTCGGTGATTTTATTGAGCAGTGCTTTTGCGACTGCTTTACCGGAAAAGGCATAGGCGGTATCCGCGGTAGGTGCCTTCTTCTCGTCCTCCAGCATTTCATCTGCAAACCCCAGCTCGATTGCCTTTCGAGCGTTCATCCAGGTCTCCGCATCCATGAGATGGGACAGCTTGGCACGGGAGAGACTGGTCTTGATCTCATAGGCATTGATAATGCTTTCCTTGACCTCCTCCAGCATTTCGATGGCTTTTGCCATGTCGGTATGATCGCCATAGGCAATGGTAGCGGGATTGTGGATCATCATCATCGCGGTGGGAGCCATGAGCACTTCGGTTCCTGCCATTGCAATGACCGAAGCCGCTGAAGCGGCGATGCCGTCAATCTTGATCGTCACATCACTCGGATAATCCATAAGCATGGCATAGATTTGGCTGGCCGCGATGCAGTCACCGCCCGGAGAATTGATCCAAATCGTGATCGGACCTGAGCCGGCAAAGAGCTCTTCTTTGAACTGAGCTGGCGTGACATCGTCATCGAACCAGCTTTCCTCGGCGATCGTGCCACTCAGCTCAAGCACCCGTCCTGCGTCCGGTTCCGTTTCTGCCGCGTTCCTCCATATCCAGAACTTCTTGTTCCTCATCGGTGGTGTCCTCCTTTCCGTCTTCAATGATTGCAAAAGCCCCCGCACGTTGAAGCGGGAGCATGTTGCCGTTAATGAGATACAGGTCGCCGCCCTCTTCCGCGGGAATGCGGTCGAGGTTTTCAAGCTCCCGGATATCGTTTGCGGACATCCAGCCGTTCTGGCGACCGATGGCATAGCCGTTCATGCGGCTCTGGTAATCGCCGCGCAGCAGTCCTTCCAGGTTAAATTTCACATAGTAGGTGCGTTTCTCTTCCGGGGACAGGAGTCGCCGCATGATGGATTGCTCCCATCGAACCACCCACGGATCAAGGGTATATTTCACAAACTCCAACGATTGCTGCTCAATATTAGAAAAGCTCGACTTTTCCAGATCGCCGACCATATGCGGTGGCACTCGGAAAATTCGAGCAATTTCATTGATTTGGAATTTGCGGGTTTCGAGGAACTGCGCCTGCTCCGGAGAGATCGTGATGGGCGTGTATTTCATGCCCTCTTCCAAAACGGCAATCTTGCCGCTGTTGGAGCTTCCTCCAAACTGGCTCTGCCAGGCCTCGCGCACCCGGCTGGGGTCTTTGATCGTGCCGGGATGTTCCAGGACACCGGAAGGCGCCGCACCGTTGGCAAACCACTTGGCTCCGTATTCCTCAGTTGCAATTGCGAGGCCGATGGCGTTCTTCGCCATGGCAATGGGACTGTAGCCTACAAGCCCATCGAACCCTAATCCGGGAACGTGGAGCACATCCTCCGGTCGGAGAATAACAGTGCTGCCTTTCATGGTCGGGGCTTCGTCTTGGGAGCGGCTGTAGGAATAGTAGAGATGACCTTTTTCGTCCCGATCCACAGACATTTTGTTTGGCATCAGCGGATACAGGGCAACGACCTCACCCTTGCCATTGCGGATGATCTGCGCATAGGCATTGCCCCAAAGGAGCAGGTGTGTCATAAGGGTTTCCCGGAACACGAAAGAACTCATTTCCGGGTTAGGCTCATCATGGAGCAGCAGATACAGGGGATGGTCAATTGCTTTTTCTTTACCGCCGGTGTCGGTGTATCTGTAAAGATGCAGCGGGAGCCCCGCTATGGCCTCGGCTAGGATGCGGACACAGGAGTAAACGGCAGTCATCTGCATGGCAGACCGTTCCGTTACGGCTTTTCCGGAACTGGAGCCGCCCATGTAAAAGGAGTAGGCACTGCCTGCTGTGCGGTTCTGGGGCTTGTCCCTTGAACGGAACAGGCCGTCAAAGATGCTCATTGTGGATTTCCTTTCACTTAATGTTCTTCGATGTACTTCTGCAGGTGAGCGCTGTTGATCAGAACTTTGACTCCGGAAGTGATAAATGGGATCTCATTGCACTTCACCATTCTTCGAACAGCGTATTCTGGAAGGCCACTTTGTTTTGCGGCTTCCCGTATCGTATAAAACTTAAAGACTTGCTTTTCCTTAGAGTGTTTATCTGAAGCAGAGTTCTTTTCACCGTCTGGCTCACATGGTTCGCCATCACGGAAAAATAATGATGGGCAGCCACAATAAATGCAGTGCTCAGACCTGGTTGAAATCTTCTTACTGCAATCCGGACAAATGGTTAATGCCATCGAAACGCACCTCCATAAAAAGATGTGCGTATTGTATCATGAGATTCTCAGAAGAAGTAGAACTCTCGATTTTCCGTATAGTCGATTTCGTCCGGCAAGAACTGAGCCAACAGCCAGGAATCGAGCAACTTTTGGATTCTCTTGATGATTTTCATTAATCTTCGTCTCCTAAATAAAGAGCAGCCCCCGGCTGTCATATACTGATTCGCCGATGTCATTGCCGCAGCGAATGGCGCGATCCAGAGCCATCACTGTGGCGATGGCACCGTCGATCTTTTCCGTGGATTTTTCCTTATCCATCTTGATATTCCCAGCAGGATCAGTTCGGATGAAGATGTTGTCCATCATCCAACGGAGTACAGGATGCCCACCGTGGCCGATTCGCTTTTCAAGCACAAGCTTCATCAGTTCTTTCGTAGGCGGACTCATATCCTTGAATCCCTGACCAAACGGAACGACCGTGAACCCCATGCCCTCCAGGTTCTGCACCATCTGCACAGCGCCCCAGCGGTCAAAAGCAATCTCACGAATATTGAACCGTTCTCCCAGCTGCTCAATAAACTTCTCAATAAAGCCGTAGTGGATAACGTTGCCCTCCGTGGTCATGATGTAGCCCTGGCGCTCCCACACATCGTAAGGCACGTGATCGCGCTTCACGCGCAGGGCAAGTGTGTCCTCTGGGATCCAGAAGTATGGCAGCACCCAGTATTTATCCTCATCGTCAGTTGGTGGGAATACCAGCACGAACGCCGTGATATCCGTGGTAGAAGAAAGGTCAAGTCCACCGTAGCAGGCCCGGCCCTCCAGGTCGTCCTCGTTCACAGGAAATGCACACGCGTCCCACTTATCCATTGGCATCCAGCGGATAGACTGCTTCACCCACTGATTAAGCCTCAGTTGTCGGAAGCTGTTTTCTTCACCTGGGTTCTGTTTCGCGGACTCACAGGCGGCCTTGACCTTGTCGATGCCGACCGTGATGCCCAGGGACGGATTCGCTTTTTTCCAGACCTTCGGATCCGTCCAGTCCTCTTCTTCAGAGGCACCGTAGATGACGGAATAAAAGGTGGGGTCGATTTTTCGCCCCGCCTGGATGTCCAGAGCCTTCTGGTGGACCTCATAGCAGATACTGTTGGTGTCATTCCCGGCCGTAGTAATCAGAAAATACAGCGGCTGCATACGAGCATCGCCGGAACCTTGCAGCATCACATCAAACAGTTTCCTATTCGGCTGGGTATGCAGCTCATCAAAAATCACGCCGTGTGTGTTGAAGCCGTGCTTGTTCGCAACATCCGCAGACAACACCTGATAGGAACTGTTGGTGGGCAGATAGGTGATTTTCTTCTGGGATTCGAGAATTTTAACCCGCTTTGACAAGGCGGGTGAAAAGCGAACCATGTCAACGGCAACATCAAAAACGATTTTTGCCTGGTTTCGGTCGGCGGCACATCCATACACCTCAGCACGTTCTTCACCGTCACCACACAGGAGCAGAAGCGCAACAGCGGCGGCTAGTTCAGATTTGCCCTGTTTCTTTGGAATCTCAATGTATGCCGTGTTGAACTGCCGATATCCGTTGGGCTTGAGTGTGCCAAACAGATCGCGTATGATCTGCTCCTGCCAGTCGATCAGCTCAAATTTCTTACCCGCCCAGGTTCCTTTGGTGTGGCAAAGGGACTCGATGAACATGACCGCATAGTCGGCGGCTTCTTTGTCGTAGTGCGAGGTTTTTGCCATAAAAGGCGTAGGCTTATATTTCCT